TCTACACAGGACATCACATTTACAATCAATGGCGCTACAACAGTAGCAACCACAGGCACATTCTAATTAAATAAAGGGGCTTAAATGTTACAACTTAAAATTACAAGGGTTTCAGGCGAAGAAGACACAATCAAGATTACGCCTGTAATTGAGTTTGCATTTGAACAATATGCCAAGAAAGGCTTTCGCAAGGCTTTCCTAGAAGACGAAAAACAGAGTGATATCTACTGGCTCGCATGGGAAGCTTTGCGCAGGTCTGGCGTAGCTGTAAAACCATTTGGAGCAGATTTCCTAGAAACGCTGGAAAGCGTAGAAGTCGAGGCAATTAACAGCCCAAATGGCTGACGCGTGATTCCCTGCATTATCGAATAGCCGCAATGGCTATCGAAACAGGGATAGCGCCACAGCATTTATTAGAACTAGATGCCGACATGATTAACGCAATGATGGCATATTTCAAAGACAGAGCGAAGAGGATAGAAAATGGCAGTAAGGCTAGAGGGGGCAGTCGCTCTTAGAAAAGCCCTACGCAAATTCGAACCTGATCTGTCTAAAGAGGTTCAGAAGGAAATAGCTTCTTTTCTTAAGCCAGTAGTTAAAGAAGCAAGGGGCTATCTTCCTAATAATTCCAGTATTTTATCTAACTGGTCAGCGGCAAACAAAAAAGATGGAACCAAGTTTCCTTATTATGATTTCTCTATTGCTAAACGTGGTATCACTTACAAAACTTCTCCAAGCAAGACTAATCGTCGTGGTTTCCGCGCTTTGGCTTCTATTTTCAATAAGACCGCTGCTGGCGCTATTTATGAAACTGCTGGACGTAAGAATCCCGATTCTACCTTTGTAAAAAACCTTAATGCCAAATATCCGTCAAAGATGGTAGGCAAAGACAAAATGCAAGGACGCGCCATGTTCCGCGCTTATGAAGAGAACGAGGGTAAGGCACAAGATGGAGTTATCCGCGCCATAGAAAAGGCAGCGGCAAAGTTTAAGGCGGCGACAAATGTCTAATGTAAGAATCGATATTGCTTCCGAATTTACTGGTGGCAGAGCATTTAAACAGGCAGAAGCAGCTACCACTGGTCTAGAAAAAACTGTTGATAAATTAAGCAAGAAACTTGCAGGTGCTTTTAGCGCTTATAAGGTAGCCCAGTTTGCTAAAGATTCAGTTAAAGCATTTGCTCAAGATCAGAAAGCAGCAGCGGTTCTCGCTAAGACCCTTGAAAATGTTAATCAAGGTTATGCAACCGACATGGTGGAAAACTATATCCACAAAACGGAAGCCCTTTACGGAGTATTAGACGATAAACTTCGCCCAGCGTTTTCACAATTAGTTGTCGCAACCGGAGATGCTGCAAAAAGCCAGCAATTATTACAAACCGCTTTAGACGTTAGTGCTGGAACTTCTAAAGATTTAGAAAGCGTCACCTCAGCGCTTTCAAAAGCTTATTTAGGTAATAATACTGCTTTGCAACGCTTGGGCGTCGGCTTATCGGCTGCGGAACTCAAGGGTAAGTCTTTCGACCAAATTATTTCTATTCTTAACCAAAACTTCTCTGGTGCGGCGGCAACTGCGGCAGATACCTATCAGGGCAAACTTGATAAGTTAAATGTAGCTTTTGAGAACATGAAAGAAACTATTGGTAAGGGCATTATTGACGCATTTGGTCAGTTAAATACAGATCAAGGTTTCAATGGCGTAATTGATAAAATGGGTCAATTAGCTACTTATATTTCAGATATCACTGTTGGTTTAGGTGTTATTGCTGGCAAAATTCAAAAAGCAATTCCAACAGTGGGTGGTGCTGGTAGTGGTATTCTTAAAAATCTTATTTTAGGACCAGCAGCTAATATCTATGACGCTTTAGCTGGTTTAGGCGCGAAAACTAAAACTTCTAAAGCGCAACCATCTGTTGTAACTGGTTTCTTAAATGATATGAATAAAATTGCTGCTGCCACAGCAAAAGCAAACACTCAAGGCAAACAACTTTTAACTACTTCTAAAGCATTAACTAAAGAGGCTAAAGACAAGTTAGCCCTAGACAAGGCTGCTTTAGAACTTAAACGCGCTACTGCTATTTTTGATATGGATAAAATCGAATTAGCAGCCGCTTCTATGGCTCAACAGACCGCTGAAGATTATGCTCGTATTAAATTAAAACAAGATTTATTAGCGCTTCAAGATGCGATTAACGCTGGAGATGCTAAGACTGCTACTGCTCTTGCAGCGGTGGTTGAAGAAGATTATAAGCGAGTATGGGCTTATCAAGCCATGAACATCGCTTTAGGTATCCAAAATGGCACAATTAAAAACATTCAAAACGCGGCTTCACTAATCCCTAAAGACTTAAATTTAATCAATTTAGAAAATTTACAAAGCGCTCTAGATATGATTAAAAAGATGCTTGAAGAATTGGCTAAATTGCCAAAGACCACAGCAAAATCTACTGGCGGCGGCGGAGATGGCGGCGCTACGCCTTTAACACCAGAACAATTGGCGCTGGAATTAGATCGTGAACGCGGTAAATTCCAACTTGCTGGCAATAAGCAAGATACAGTAAATGCAGTTAAAGATGCTGTTGCTATCCTTAATGCAAATACAATGTCTTTACAAGCGCTAAAAGATTCTGGCTTCTTTGACCTTGCTTACAACGCAGCAGAATTTACTGGTGTTAATATCAACCCTAACCAATTAACTGAAGCACAAGCAGCTAATTACAATTATGGTCAGAATGTCCAGATCACTGTTGTGGATAATACTTCTGGTCTAATCGACGTAATTACCAACACCACACAACAGGCTTCCGCAAATGGCGTTAATACTCGCCTCGTTCGTAACACAGGAAACCTTAACTGGTAATGAGCGCTTATCCAATTCAACCAAGCCTTACTGTTTACTTTACAGATGGCGCTACCTTTGGTTATGGTAACTTCGTTTTAGACGACCCAAAAAATGGTATTTTAGGAACATCTACACTGGCAGCCAGCGCAACAGGTGATCGAGTAGTTGATGTTTCAGACCAATGCGTTAAGGCAACGCTATCGGGCGGTTACAACCTATTACAGGGTGAATTCCAAGCAGCTACCGCGACATTCCGTATTGTTGATCCGAATGGCGACTGGAACCCGTCGAACACCGCTTCGCCTTATTATGGATATTTAACTCCTAATCGCAAAATTCGCTTTTCCGGTAGTTATGCTGGAACTGGTTACTTTTTATTTTCTGGATATATCACCGCCTATAACTATTCATATCCTAAAAACCAAGAAATTGGTTACGTGGATTTGGTCTGCACAGATGCTTTCCGCTTGCTCAACCTTGCTGGTATCACGTCGGTATCAAGTGCTACCGCAGGACAAACCACCGGAACTCGAATTGGCAAGATTTTAGATCAAGTATCTTTTCCTACCTCAATGCGCTCCATCGAAACTGGAAGCACCACAGTTCAAGCAGACCCATCAACACTTCGAACCGCTTTAACTGCTATTCAAAACTGCTCATTTTCAGAGCAAGGCGCTTTCTATATTGACGGAGCTGGAAATGCCACTTTCTTGAGCCGCCAGACTGTGCAAGGCGCTGCTGGTAAAACTCCAGCGCTGTTTTCTAATACCGGAACAGGTATTTCATATTTTGACTTTAAGCCAGCCTTTGACGACAAACTGATTATTAACCAAGCGACTATCACCCGTGTTGGTGGAACTGCTCAAAATAGCACCGATGCTGCTTCTGTGGCTAAATACTTCCCACATAGCGTTAATTACGACAATTTAGTGGTTCAGACCGACGCAGACGCTCTCAATATTGCTAAGGCTTATGTTATGACCAGATCCGAAACCACGCTTCGCATCGATTCCATGACCCTTGATTTGACCACCCCTAACTATGCGGCAGGTATTGTCGCAGCTCTAGATTTCGATTACTTCTCAAATGTCCATTTCATAAACGTAGGACAAGACGGAAGCACAATCGACAAAACACTTCAAGTAGTCGGTATTGCCCACGACATCACTCCGAACTCTTGGAAGACCACTTTCACCCTATCCGAACCGCTGGTCGATGCTTTCATACTAGATTCGTCTTTGTATGGGATAATTGGAACTAGCGCATTTAGTTACTAAGGAGGCATAATGGCAACGGGATTTCCTGTAAAAGCCAATTACGCAACAGGCGATGTATTAACCGCCGCCAATATGAACGACCTAGCAGGAACCTTAAATTACCTAGATCCAACCGCAAAAGGTGATTTATTCCCAGCAAGCGATGGTTCGACACTTACTCGTTTAGCTGTTGGTTCAAACGGGCAAATTTTAACTGCCGATAGCACACAAACAACAGGTATGAAGTGGGCTGCGGCAACCGGAAAAATTATTCAAATTGTTAATGCTACTTATTCAACCGAACAAGGTATATCAACCACCACTTATACCGACACCAACCTAACAGCCACAATTACACCGACGGCATCGACTTCAACTATTTTGGTTTTAATATCAATGCCATATCGTAAAAACAATGCAACGACTAATAATGGTGTTAATTTCAAAGTCCTTCGTGGTGCAACAGCAATCTGGACTGGAACTCAATTTGGGTTTACAGGATCAACAATTAACAATTTTGGACAGTTTTCATTGAACTATGTCGATAGTCCTGCAACCACAAGTGCAACTACATATAAATTACAAGCTGCGGCATCAGAAGCAGGTGGAACCGCTTACGTTCCAGTAAACGGAAACCCAGCAACAATTCAGTTAATAGAGATAGGCGCATAATGGCAACAAGCACAGAAGTTCTAGAAATGCTTATTCCGCAAGGTGGCTGGGTAACTCGCGGTCAATCTTACGAGGATTTGGAATTTATTGATTGCGAACCAATTTCTAAGAAAGAATTTGAAGATGGTTTTGCTAAATATGATGCTTGGTCGAAAGCCAAAGAAGCAGAAAAAGAAACTAAGCGTCAAGCATTATTAGACAGACTTGGTATCACTGCTGAAGAAGCAAAATTACTACTATCATGAATCCAAATAACCCTTTAGGTTTTGATTTAGGCGAAGACAAATTTGCTGGCGCTAAAGATGAAAATGGCGACTGGAAGTTTGATAAAAGCATTATTGAGTAATGAGTATTGCTAAGGTTCTTAAAGCTGCCAGCGATGAAGTGGGCTACAAAGAGGGCGCTAATAACGATAACAAGTTTGCTAAGGTGGCTGGTCATGCCAATCATCAGGCTTGGTGCGCTACTTTCGTTAGAGCTTGCTTTATTAAAGGCGAAGAAGCGAAAGCAATTCCTGATACCGCCTACTGCCCTTACCTTGAAGCATGGGGCAGAGCAAACAATCGGGTGGTTCCCTATGCAGAAGCTAAAAAAGGGGACTTGGTATTATTTGATTTTAGCCGAAGTGGGAGAGCAGACCATGTGGGGATTCTCTCTCATGATTACGATCCGACTAAACCCAACCTCATACGAACCATCGAGGGTAACACTGGCAACGTTTCACAAACTAACGGAGATGGCGTCGCAAGAAAGAATCGTGCAGTATCGCTCGTTCGAATTATCGTAAGACCGAAATGGAGTAAACAATGAACATGAAAAACCCTTACGTTTTAACCGCTGGGGCTTTCCTTGCTGCATGGGCTAACAGCAATTTCGCACCGGATTATCGTTCTGTCTTAATGGCAGTCTTAGCTGGCGTATTTGGATACGCAACACCAAGAAAGAAGCCATGAGTATAAATTCAAGCCAATTTTCAATTAACAGCACAGCGGTTAAGTTCGCTGAAGCTGATGGTATGCCTTTAGAGGTTCATATCCACGCTAAGGGAACTATTTATATCGGCAATTCAACTGTAACCACTTCAACCGGATTACAGATGGATAACGGCGATAAGTTAGTTTTCACAGTTCCAGATGGTTCTTCACTTTGGGCGGTTAGCGCTTCTGGAAGCCAGAGCGCATCGGTGTTGGTAGCAGTCTTATGAGCGTTTCAGATCTATTAACTATTTGGATAGCAAGCATCTCCGTTATCGGTGGTCTTGCTGGTTTTGTAATTACTCATCTACTCAACGAAATTAAAAGACTTAATTCGCGTGTCGATGAGATTTACAACATACTTTTAGAGCGACAATAAGGCATGGCTTTATCAGATGGCGACTGCCGAACCAATGGCATTTACTGGCTGATAGAAGCTACTGAATGGATAGCGAGCGCAAAACATGGCACAGAGAAAGAAACCAAGCCGCGTTAAGACAGTGAAACTAGAGGACTATACGCCTTTAGAAATTCACGCTATTCAAATCCGCGAGTATTACCTTGCCCTACGCAAGGCAGGATTTAAGCCCGATGAGGCGCTAGGCGTCTGCACCGACAAACTAGGCTGGCCTGAATGGTTCCTACCGCAGCTGCCGGACTTTGACCCTTACAATCCTGATCATACTCCTTACGAAGATGAGGACGACGATTAAGAAACGAATTCTAGTGGTGAGCGATTTACAGGTTCCATATCACCACGAAAAAGCAGTTAATAATCTAATCAAATTAACACGCCGCGAGAAGTTCGACCAAGTTCTAAACGTAGGCGATGAACTGGATATGCAAAGCCAGTCTAAATGGGCTAAAGGCACACCGCTAGAATATGAGGGGCAATTAGATGCTGATAGAGAGGCTTGCCGCGATATTCTTTGGGAGCTTGGCACGACTGACGTCACACGATCTAACCATACCGACCGCCTCTACCACACGTTGCTGCGTGGCGCACCAAGCTTGCTGGGTTTGCCAGAACTCAACTATCCGAAATTCATGGGATACGATGAACTCGGAATCCGATTTCACACCAAGCCTTATGAATTCCTACCAAACTGGGTCTTAGTTCATGGTGACGAGGGCAGCCTCAACCGCAATGGTGGTGGCACTGCTGCTGGTCTGGCTAATAAGTTTGGCGCTAATGTTGTCTGTGGTCATACTCATCGCTTGGGCTTACAAGGGCTTTCTAGAGGCTTCAAAGGCCGTTTTAAGACCCTTTGGGGCTTTGAGGCAGGTAATCTTATGGATTCGCGCAAGGCTGGCTATCTAAAGGCTGGCAGCGCCAACTGGCAAATGGGCTTTGGCATTATCGAAGTCTATGATAAGCAGGTTACAGTCATTCCAGTTCCCGTTAATTCAGACGGGTCATTTACCATTTATGGCAAGGTTTATAGATAGCACAAAGCCCCGTGTCGCTGTGCAAACCACGAGGCTAAGGCGGGAGAGCTACTTACGCGCTTTCGCTCTATAACAATTATATAACGAAACCACGACACGCTTAGCAAGGTGTTGTAATACCCTGCTAAGACGGGCACCCTACTCATGTGGAAATACCACAAAGAGAGGAAACAATGAATACAGATTTTATCCTTTATATCTCGATGATAGCTGCTTTTATTATCGGGTTTGGCTTCGGTCGCTATGAGCGCAAAGACTCTTATACAAAAACCTATCGTTTAGGTTATAACAATGGAGTGAGAGTAGGACATATTCAGAAAGCATTTGGAATGGATATGCCAAAGGCAGAAAACAATGAACGCTAATGACATTCTCAACGAAGCTCACGACATCTTGCTCCAGCGAGAAGAGCGCTACGACAACTTTCATATTACAGCGTTTCGAACTGCGGCTTTGCAGTCCCTTATCCATGAATTTCCAAGAAGCGCCGAACAATGGTGTCTGGACATGGTCGCAACGAAACTTGCACGGATCTACAACAGTCCTGACCATTTGGACAATTATATTGACGCCATCTGCTACCTTGCAGAAGCAGCAGCTCTAACCAAAACACCGAGAGAGGATTTGGACTAATGGCATTTAACTTAGAAGATTATGAAACAGTAGAAGAAAGACTTATAAAGTTTTGGAAGGAATACCCAGATGGACGAATTGAAACTGAAATTATTGAAGCAAGCGCGCAAAGATTTGTGGTGTCTGCAAGATTATACAGAACCGAAGCTGATTCTAAGTATTGGACATCTGGACACGCTTTTGAAGTCATTACCGAAAGGGGCGTTAATGCTACATCTGCGCTTGAGAATTGCGAAACATCTGCTATCGGGCGCGCTTTGGCGAATGCAGGTTTCGCTACCAGAGGCAAACGAGCATCTCGCGAAGAAATGGCAAAAGTATCTAATAGATTCGAGAAACGAGTAGAGAATTTCACCCGTGAAACTGTGCCGGTGGAGAAACCATCTGACGCATGGACGATTGAGCAGAAGCAAATGCCAGTAGATCTAGATGAAGCTTTAACACAATTAAATGAGGGCATTAAGCCAGAAGAAATACCAATGTGTAAGCACGGGGCACGAGTTCAGAAACAAGGCGTGGGTAAAACCAATAAGCCTTTCTTTGGTTACGTGTGTGCTGAACGCGAACGCATCAACCAGTGTGAGCCGCTTTGGTATGTGATGGATAAGTCTGGTCGATGGATAGCACCAAAACCAGCAGTAGAACAAGGAGCGCTTTAATGGGATACCTACGAATTACAAGACCAGACGGAACAGAAATAGTTTTCGATGAAGATGAAGAAATTACAATTTATGAAGTTTGCGATGTCTGCAATACACCAAGACCGAACTATGAACTAACCAACGTAGGCGGTCAGACAGATGCAGATGCAATTTGGGAATGTAAATCATGCCATTCGGTGAATAAATCATGACAAAGCCAAAAAACCCATGCTGGGATTGTGAAATCCGTGAGGCAGAAGTGTTAGATCGTTATTGCAAGGTATGTAACGAAAAGGTTGAATGGATTAACGATTTCTATGAACAATTTGGAGATTGACAATGGTTCAAAACAGTCGTAAAGTCAGGGGCAGACGGACTGAGCATATCGTTGCCAACTATTTCGCAAGAGTGTGGGGAAGCGCTCAAGTAGTAAATAGTGGGGCATCGGGCAGCGATGTGCTTGGGACGCCATTTGATATTGAGGTCAAAGCTAGGGCGGCATTTCAGCCAAAAGCTTGGATAGACCAACAAAAAAAGCGCGATGATGGCAAACTTAAATTCGTTGTATTGCGCTGTAATGGACAAGGCGAAACAGCAGAAGATTATGTGTTTATAGCACGTCTAGGCGACATGATGCCGATGTTAGAAAACAAGAATGACCCAGACCAGATAGTGCGCTGTAAGTGCGGTAAGTGGACAGTCAAGGGCGACTATTGCTGGGTATGCGACGCTTTGGAGAATAACAAATGAAACCTCAATTTGTAGGAATTAAATTCGAGTGCAAAGAGTGTGGTATTGAAATAATCGTTAGCGGACGTACATCAGGTAACGCATCTGAAGCTGATCGCATGATGTATGAGCACAAAATTCATGTTCATAAAACTTCAATTCTAGATAAGTTGTTATTTAGCAAATAGTTATTAACAGCCTGTGGATAACTTAGGAGAAAACATGAATTCACGCTCACGACACGCAGACAACCTGTGGAAACTTGACACGCATGGTACGCTATTAAGGCAGAGCCTATTCAGAGGCTCACCACGCGCCGCTTCGCGGTTAGCGCGTGGGGTGCTAATAGCTATTGGGATAGCTCTATGCTCGGCAAGCCCAGCAGGTCAGGCGACAACTTTGACTAAACAAACACCATTTCGCTATTCAGCTTCAATGATTGGTGATATACAAACAGAATGTCTATTTAGAATTGCAATTAAAGAATCTAATATCAGATATAACGCAGTAAATAGATCTAGTGGTGCATATGGAGCATGGCAGTTCCTACACAGAAACGCTAAAGGCATGAATCCATATCAACAGGTAGAATTAGCAATAGACTATGCAAATTACAGATATGGAAGTCCATGCAAAGCATGGGCGTTCTGGAAAGCGAACTATTGGTGGTAATGGCTACTTATGAATTCAAATGCTGTGGTATTACACAGGAGATTGTAGTGAGTATTAGAGAGCAATTACCTAAGCCTAAGTGTTCAGTATGTAATGGTGATATGCAAAGAGTATTCAGTCCATTTGGTATCAGCTTTAAGGGTGGTGGGTTCTATTCCACGGATAAAAAATAAAGGCATCTGCCATTGTGGCAGACCTCAACGTTCTAAGGGTAAAGACAAGAAAACTGGCAGACAGATATTCGATAGAGAATGCTGGAAGTGCAAAGAGCAGAGTTACCACCTACATAAGAAGACATATTGTGAGCATTGTGGGTTTGTAGCGCTGCACCCAGTCCAGTTAGATGTAGATCATATAGATGGTAACCATAAGAACAATAACCTAGATAACTTACAGACTCTATGTGCTAATTGCCATAGGTTAAAGACACAGATGAACAATGACCATCTAAGAGGTAGAGATGGCAAAGACTAAACGTAGAGATATAGACACAGTAGAGTGGCGTAAGCTGCGTAAGGCCATACTCATTAGAGATGGCTACATCTGTTGGATATGTGGTGGTGATGGTGCTGATAGCGTGGATCACCTAGAAGCTAGAGTGCATGGTGGTGCAACGTTTGATAGAGATAACTTAGCTGCTGCGCACAAGGTATGTAATAGCCGCAAGGGCGCTAAAAAGGGCTTTTTTTCTGGGAGCGAGTTAACCCCCCCTGCCTTTGTTAAGTCTTCTCTCCCTAATACGAGGGGGGAACGACCTTTATCACCCTTTCAGAAGCCTTAGAAGGCCTATATGAGCGACTTTCAGGCCGATAAGGGCAAAATTACTAAGGGGTATAAGACCAAACGCTTACAACACGTTCCACGCTTGCACACTCCGCTATTAAAGGGAAAATCACGCGGTAACGAGATAATCGAGCTTGCAGAACGTATTGGTATGCCACTTATGGAATGGCAAAAGTGGGTAGTCGAAGACATGATGAAGATAGATAACGATGGGAACTTCCGTCGTAAGACTATTGGACTTCTAATAGCGCGTCAAAATGGAAAGACTCACCTAGCGCGTATGCGTATCCTCTGGGGTCTTCTAAATGGCGAACGTATCGTGGCAATGTCTTCTAATCGCAATATGGCTTTGGATAACTTTCGAGAAGTTGCATTTATTATTCAAACTAATGACTGGCTTGCAGATCAGTTAGCTCATAAACCACGTCTTGCTAACGGACAAGAAATGATTACTTTTAAGAACGGTGGAAGATATGAAATCGTTGCTGCTACGCGTGATGGTTCTCGCGGCAAGACTGCTGACTTACTGTTTATTGACGAGCTACGAGAGGTTACTCTCGAAGCATGGACGGCTGCTAGACCAGTTACTAGAGCAAGGCCTAATGCCCAAACGCTCGTTACGTCAAACGCTGGCGATGCGTTCAGCCAAGTCCTTAATGATTTACGCGAAAGAGCGCTTTCTTACCCTTCGCCTACGTTTGCATGGTATGAATATAGCGCTCCATCGGGTTGCGATATCTGGGACAAGAAAAACTGGTATTTGGCTAATCCTGCGTTGGGTCAAACGATTACAGAAGACGTCATCTCCGAAGCGGTTGCAACTAACCCAGTAGAAGCTACTAGAACTGAAGTTCTCTGTTCATGGATTGATTCGTTAGTGTCCCCGTGGGCAAATGGAACTATTGAAGCAACCACTGATCCTGATTTAGAACTTCCGGTTGGCAGACCGACAGTATTTGCAATAGATATTTCACCAAGTAAACGAGATGGCGCTTTGGTTGCCGGAATGTTGCTTGAAGATGGTCGTATCGGTATTGGAATTATGGAACTTTGGACTTCTGAAATCGGTATTGATGAACTAAAGATGGCAGATGGAGTTATGGCTTGGGTTAGAAAATACCACCCACAAAAACTGCTTTACGACAAATATGCCACCGCTACCATCGCCCAAAGATTACAAAATCATGGGGTTATGGTTGAAGACTGCTCTGGACAGCATTTTTACCAAGCCTGTTCTGACTTAGCCGAAGCTTTAGTTAATAATCGCGTGGTTCATTCAGGGCAAAAGGAATTCGTTGCCCATATGCAAAACTGCGCTATGAAAACCAACGATGCTGGTTGGCGAATTGTAAGAAGAAAATCTGCTGGATCAGTGGCAGGTGCTATCAGTGCCGCAATGGTTACTTACGAACTGGTAAAACCGCAAGCGACACCTAATATCATAATTGTATAAATTGACGCAAATCGGGATATAATATATGTTATGGGTTTTTGGGATAGATTTGTGCCGCAGCAATCAGTCGAAGCATCAGTAGTCCCATCAACCCGAATTACAGCTCAAGTCGCTCCAGCGGTCTTCGATGCACCTTACGGACAACTTTACGGATCATATGGTCTTGGTGGTTGGAACAATTACGCAAATAGCATTAACCGACTTCAAGCAATGTCGGTTCCATCTGTTGCTAATTGCCGCAATTTAATTGCTACCACTATTGCCGGAATTCCGTTAGAAATTTATGACTTAACAACTGGCGAAGAAATCCCTTCACCAGTTTGGTTAAAGCAACCAGATAAACGTTCACCGCTTTCTAACACAATTGCTTGGACTGTTGATTCACTTATATTTTATGGGGTCGCATATTGGCGTGTTACGGAAGTTTATGCAGACGATGGACGCCCTGCACGTTTTGAATGGATACAGAACGATAGAGTAACTGTAAAGCTCGACCAATGGAATCAAAACGTCGAGTATTACATGATTAACAATGAGAAACTTCCAATGGACGGAGTTGGCTCGTTAATTACATTCCAGTCTTTAGATCAGGGTTTATTACTTCGTGCAGCACGAACAATTAAGTCAGCAATCGATTTAGAACTAGCTGTTAATGTTGCTACACAAACTCCGCAGCCATCTGGTTACATTAAAAACAATGGCGCAGATCTACCGGACGACAAGGTTCAGGGTCTTCTGAATACTTGGCGCACAGCGCGTCAAAACCGCGCTACTGCGTATTTAACACAAACACTTGATTACGTTGCTACTTCATTTTCTCCAAAGGACATGACCTACAACGATTCAACTCAAATGTTAGCAACCCAAATTGCTCGCGCAATGAATGTTCCTACATACATGATTGACGCAGAGCAGTTAAAATCTTCTACTTATCAGAACATTATCGACGCTAGAAAAGATTTCTTAACATATACGCTTTATCCATATATTGAGGTTATCCAAAGCCGCTTATCTATGGACGATTTAACTCCACGCACACAACAGGTTCGTTTCGCTATTGACGATACTTACCTGAAGTCAGATGCGATGGAGCGATTAAACGTAATTGAAAAGATGCTAACACTTGGTCTTATCGACGTTAATCAAGCAAAACAAATGGAAGACCTAACCCCAGATGGAGATGGCGAAGTTGAACAAACACCTAACATTTAGTGCAGCAATTGAGGCTGCCGATACACAGCGCCGAGTAATTGCTGGACAAATTGTCCCATTTGGCGAAATCGGTAATACTTCAGCAGGAAAAGTTATTTTTGAAAAAGGATCTATCCAAGTTCCTAACGTAAGCAAGATTAAGTTACTTGCACAGCACCAACAGACCGCTTCTGGCGTAATTGGTCGTGCGCAGTCAATTAACGAAACATCAACTGGCATGAATGGCGTTTTCAAAGTTTCTGCATCAGCAGACGGAGAAAATTTCCTTATCAAAGCATCAGAGGGAATTCTAGATGGCTTATCTGTTGGCGTGGACGTTATCCGCGCAACAGAGCGCAAAGATGGCGTTTTAATTGTTAAGGCTGCAATTCTTAAAGAAGTTTCTTTAGTAGAAACACCTGCATTTGACGCAGCGCGTGTCGTTGAAGTTGCTGCACAAGCAGAAGACGATGCAGCGGAAGAAAAGCTCGAAGAAATGGAAGATGAGCAAATCCAAAAGATTTCTGAAGCGGTAGATGCCCTGAAAGTAATTCAGGAAGCGGAAAAAGCTTTAGAACAAACCGAAACCGAAACCGAAAGTGAGGCACCAGTGGACAACACCACTCCAGCCGCGACAGAGGCAGCAAAAGTAGAAGATGCCTCACGTCCAACAATTCAGGCTGCGGCTACACCTTATATCTCGACAACAGTTCGTCACGGAATTACATCTGCTGGCAAATACATCGAGCATAAGTTAAAGGCTGCAACTGGCAACGCAGAATCAGCAGAATGGATTGCAGCTTCAGAAGATGCTCGCAACCTAACCGCTGCAACAGATTCAATTGGCACAACCAACCCAGCGTTCAACCCAATTCAATACCTAAACCAATTTGTTTCTAACACCAACTTTGGTCGTTCAACAATTGACGCAGTTACAAAGGGATCACTACCTGCTTCAGGTATGACCATCAACATTCCATCTTTGGTTACTTCAGCAGGTGGCGGTTCTTCAACTGCTCCAACAGTAGCAACCACTGGTGAAGACGTTGCACCATCATCAACAGGCATGACCTCTGCTTACGAAACTGTTTCAGTTCAGAAGTTCGCAGGTTCACAGGTTATTACACTAGAACTCCTTGAGCGTTCTGACCCTGTCTTCTTTGATCAGTTAGCTATCCAGTTGAAGCGTGCTTACGACAAGGCAACTGACGAATACATGGTTTCTGTCTTGACTTCACAAGGCACACAGGCAACTCTTTCATCTGGCGTAACAGCAGCAGATTTCCAAGCGTTCATCGCAACAGAAACCGCAGCAGCTTACTCAGGTTCATCTTACTTTGCACAGAACCTTGCGATTTCTCCGCAATGGTGGTCAAAGCTTCAGGGTTATGCTGATACAACAGGTCGCCCAATTTACACACTTGCTTCACCGCAGTTCAACGCTGCTGGTCAAGTAACACCATCATCTATCAAGGGCAATGCTCTTGGTCTAGACGTTTATGTAGATAAGTTCATCGTTGGAACATCTACTGGTCTTGACGACAACTCAATGTTCGTAA